GAGTAGGAATCAAGGTAGTTGCGTCTACCTTGCTGATAACTAAACGACAAAACAGAACTTGTGACATCCACAACCGTCGGCGTCTCTCGCTCTAAAACCCAACTAATTTTCGGCATTACATGGCCCTAGTGTTGACCGGCACTGGGCCCGACTGACGCACGTAATCTTGTAACGCTCTGACAATGCTGTTGGGGTCGCCACCGTTCACATTGACTGTGATCGTGTTACCGCCCATAGCACCGTTAGGTGTGATGCTTCCAGACGATCCAGGTGTAAACAATTCAGGGCCACGCTCACCCACAAGGTACGTGCCGCCACCCATGACCGGACCACCGCTCGCTCGAGCGCCCGAGATACCTGAAAGCGTTAGAGCATCGTAAACACTTAAACCGCCGTATTCTGCACCTCGAGCAAGATAGTTGGCTAGTTCAAGTCCAGCTGCAGGACCTTGCGTTTTGTAACGAATCAAGATTTCTTTAGACGAAATGTTGTCCATGTTGCCAGCAATAGTTGACAACATCGTGGCAAAGTCGGCGGCCTGCTGTTCATAAGCATCAATGTCTGCTTGGGCACCCGAACCGAATGCTTTCGCAGCTGCTGTTTCTAATTCTTGCAGTTTTGTTTTTGCATTGTCTAACGCAACTTCTTCGTCAAGGTTGCCTGTCAAAGTTTTCCAAGCATTGTCGGCGTTCATTAACGCAGTGCTCATACCGTCTACCGCATTATTGAACGGCAGAATGGCGTCCAAGCGGGCTTTCTTTATTACGTCTCTAAAGTCTTCAGTGTCTTCTCGAGCCAAACGCATATCCTCAGCAAACACTGGGATAACTTCTTTTTCGTCTGAGAACATTCCCCAAATGTCACTAAACCCTGTTTTGATGTCAGCAACAACCATGTCAACTGTTTCGTTGATGTCATCCCAAGCGGTAGCAAAATAGGTTTTGTCCCACTGTTTTTGTAGATAGTTCCAAGTGTCACCAATACCTGACAGCATCCCATCAACAAGTTTGAGGATGTCTGTAAAAATTGGAATCAAGAATTGACCTAAAGCAATTGAAAGTTCTTTTGCTTTGTCGCCAAAGTCGTCCATGGTGTCACGGAATTCTTTGGCTTTTTTAAGTTCATCTGCGTCAATGACTTGAGCACCAGACACATCTTTCAAAGACTTTCTGAGATCGTCTGCACCTAAATTGATAAGTTCCGACATTGACTGCCAGCCCTTACCCAGTAACTGTGCAGCAACCTTTGCTTTTTCAGCTGGGTCCTTAATCTTTTTAAGGCGGTCAATAGTGTTTAAGAATGTTTCGTTGACATCCACTGAACCGTCAGCCAAGTAAACAAGATCAACACCAAGGTCACGAACTTTGTCAGGGTCTGCACCAATCGTTTTGTTAAGTCGACCGATCGCACCTTCAACTGCGTCAACTGGTATTGCTAGGTCGCCTGCGACTTCCATATAACGTGAAGCGTCTTCAACCGCAAGTCCTGTTGCATCAGCAAATTTGCCTGCATTTAACGCAAGGTCTTGAAACGCTTTAATGCCTTGAGCGGCAAAAGCGGCTAGAGCTGCGCCTCCTGCTAAAGCAAGGTTTCCTGCGTTGGCTTTGACAGCATCAAAAGCAACACCAGCGCCAGCCTTAAACTTGCCCATTCCACCTTCAGCGTTATTAACAGCGGTCTTGAAATCACCAAAGGCTTTCTTGGCGTCTCTAATCCCTTTGTCTTGAAGGTCGGTAATGATTGGTATTCGAATAGCCATTACAAAAACACCGCTTTCTGAAGTTCAGTAATTCTGGCCATAACCTCATCCACCGACTGTTTCATTTCGGCTTCCACGGCACCAGCGTTGTTTTCGTATGCACGCCACATCACACGGGAAGGTGTGTCAAATGCGTTCAGAGCGTTGCCAAAACGATTACTGGTACTTTTGCCCGCAATATCAAAAATGGCAGCTGCAGCGTCTTTTTGCACAATGGTCAAAATAGCGTCTTGTTTTTTAGAAAGTGATGTGGAAACACCGACACCTCTTTTGGCTGAGGCTTGATTCCACGGAAAGATTGGTCGTCCACCTGGTGCCCATGCTCGAGTCATGCCGGACAGATAATCGGAACGGTAAGCATTTTTAGCCTCATCAACTGCAGGCTTCACAATCTGTTTAGCGTCCTTAAAGAACTGCTTTTTAACTTCAGGTTGCACAGTCTTAAGAACTTTTAAGGTGGACTCAAGTCCCTGTATTTGCATTGACATGGTTCACCTCTCCTTAAGAATCGTGGCGACTGTCGAGAGGTCGTCCGAGTCAAAGTCTATACCAGGTGGCCACCAGCCTGTAATGACCAAAAGTTGTGCTAGAGAGTGGCGGTGCGATCCGCTTTCGTAGGGTTTGAGGACGCAGTACTCACAATCTCAATTTCCACGAGCTTGTTAACAAACGAATCAAACTCCACCGGAATGGTTTGTCCGTGTTCGGTTTGGATCTTGGCTGTGTACCAAGCCATGAACGCCATGTCTTCCATACCGAAGTTGTCGGCTAGGTCGCTGGTTTTCATTTTGAAACGGCGTTCCCAAGCAACGAGTGTTGCCAGAGTGCTTGTGATCGTTGCTGGTCCTTGACCGATGTCAAAACGGATCGTTAGTTTCATGTCGGGTCCTTTTCTGTTGTGTCGAGTGCGACCTTTTCAACTAACTGTTTCCAGTAGGGCCGAGCCTTTGTTATTGAAAAGGAACTTTTGGTTAGATCAGACTTCAGTCCAAGCAAAAGTTCCGCCACGCAATGTGATCGTGCAACGGCTTAATTCGCCAAGGGTGTAAACAACTGGAAGTTCTTCGAGGTATGAGTTAGCCAAGGTGCCTAGGGGGTTTGTGGCGCTAACAGCGGCCGAAGTGCCCTTAATGGTTACTGACGCAATCTTTGTGCCAACAAGGGCTTTAAAAGTTGCGTAAGTCTCACTGGCCGCAGTGCTCCAGTAGAGCTCTAAGGTCAAGGTGTTGTCCTGCAACCCAGCCGTGAAACTCGTTGAAGTCGAACCGAAGGCATTGTCAGACAAAGCCATAATCTTCTGACTGAGATTTGCGCTTGTGCACTGATCCGAAATATCAACAGCACCGATAGAAACAATCGGATTGGATAGGTAGGTCGACGTGGCCATGATTTACTCCTGAGAATCGGTTGCGTCGGGCTTCTTGGCTAATTTAGCACCCTTGCTTGGGTGAGTGTCGGAATGCTGAATGAAGCCTCCAGCAATCAACCAATCAATATCGTCAGACGGGCTAGCAACAAACGCTGTGCCAATCACGCCGACTCGACTACTTGTGATTACATATTTGTTCATCATGAATCCTGTGCTTGTAGGGGAATTATTAGTTCGTATCCGGCATAGTCAGCGCCGCCAACTGAAACAACTTTGGGGTTGGCGCTCATTACCGCAATGTCCTTCGTGACCAACTGGCTTGTGAGTGACAAGAGCTGGCGTAAGGCGTCAAGGTTGCCTGGGCCGTTACTAATTAAGGTAACGGGAAAAGTCATTTTGACGATGTTGCCGTTCCACGATTCGATGGTCGGAGCATCAACAAAAGCGCAAGGTGGAGCAATGTTGCGAGGATCGTTAACAACACGCAAACCCGAAATAGTTTGGAGAGTAGTAACGAGATCATCGAGCGCCTCATTCAGAAAGTCCGTGTAAGCCATTTTAGGCGACCTGTGGTCTGCTGATGCCTAACAACTGTTTGACGATGCCTGAGAGCCCTACAACGGGCGCTGAAGCCATATCTGTAAACGATGCGAACTGGTCAACCGAGCCACGCTGACGATAAAGAGCTGACCCGTACATGAGCGTTCCGAGGGTGACATCTCCACCGGGTGAACTAGTCAATTCGTCGGTGTATCCGGACTCTTGACGTCTGCGATAACAGAAACTGTTTGCAGCTGAAGCACACTGAACCAAGAAAGCAGTTTCATCACCAGCGGTAGTAATACCAAGGTAAGTAGCGATCTGTGGCCCTGTAACCCAAGTACAGGTTTGCGTGTAAGTCAAAGTGCCCGTAGGGATAGCGGCACTGCGGTCTAGATCGTCGTCGGCGTCATAAAACAACACTTGGTTAGGTATTGGTTGATTGACATCAAAAATGAGGTCACCTTCAGAGTCGACACCAATAAACAGGTAAGAAGGCAGATCGTAAACGACATGAGTGCCGTTCAGTTGATGCCCTAAACCTGTGAGCGTGATTGACTGCCCGACAGCGATATTGGGTTCCGTCAGCGTCTGGACAACCGCATAGTTATCCAAACGCTGGTGGAAAGTAACTTGATAAACAGCCATGATCGGCTAACCGCCTTTCGGACTGAGAGTTAGGCGATTGTGATTGACTGAATGAAGCTCGACTTAGCGACAAAAGTTGCAAAGTATTGGTGAATACTTAGGTTCTTGCCAAGGGTGCTCGGGTTGTCAAGGCTCAACAATTGCGGGCCTGATTCGTAGATTTCAAAGCCTGGTGCGTAAACCACAAGCATGGTTCCGGCAGCAAAGTTGTTGTCAACGACCACATTCAAACCGAGAACGTTCATGCTGGTGTACTGGAGACCAGAGACGTTACCGATTGAGTTGGTGGTCATCATGCCGTTGGCGTTGTAACCAAACACGGGGCGCTTGTCGGCGTCGGTCTGCTGACCGAGCTTTTCCCATACATCGGGCGACACGCACAAGTGAGTTGGGAAGAAGTTTGAATCTTCCGCAATTTCTCGAGCGGCGTCGTACAAGGAGCTGAACAACGAAGTGGGGTCGGCGGCCGTGACAGTCCAGGTTGAACCTGAAGCAGTTTTGCCAGCAACCAAAGCATCGGCTGCAATGTCGTCGGTCTTGATAAGAACTTGACCGGCGAGATCGTTCAACACGACTTGCATTGCTGCAGGATCGGTGAAGTCAATGTCTTGGCGTGACAAGGTGACCTGTCCTGCAACGGTCTGCTTGGTGACAGTGTTCGAAGCAACGACCATTGTGGTTGCCGACACATCGTCAAGCTGGCCCGACTGGACTGCTGCAGAAGTGTGGGTTGTAATGGTCGGACGGATGAACTGGCGGCTTGGCGTGTTCGGCATGGCTCGAGCGCCAAAAGCGTTAACGACAGGGCGCACGTAGTTCAGATCCTGGAAGACAGGCCCAAGCACCGAAACGCTAAGGAGACCAGGCGTGTCTGATGTCAAAATGTCACCAGCTGCCGCTTGAATCGCAGTCTGATTACGGCGTGAAGCCTGCACGAAAGCATCGTTCACTTTGTGCCAGGTGTCGCCACCAGTGTGGTAAGCGGCAAGCATTTCCGATGCGCTTGGCATAGCGAATTCGCGCTTGGGCTGAGCAAAGATCGGTGCGGTTGGCACAATAACTTCTTCGGCAACGATTGGCGTGCTTTCCATGATTGTTTCCTTTACGATTTCGGCGACTGGTTCTGATGCCGCTACTTTGGAAATGGTAGCACCAGCAAATGCCCCTTGTGGTACAAGGCTCAACTCAACCCAATCACCTTTAAGAATGGTCATATTTCCGTTGTCGTCGTACTTGAACTCTGTCGGATTTACACCAACAGAAACAGCGTCAATGACACCATCGGATGCGAGCACTAACGCTTCGTCGCCGGCACGGGTGCTTGAAACTTTGGCTGTGAAGTACATGGCCTCAGCACTGTCAACGCGCTCTGAAACCAAACCGACAGCCTGTGTCGAATCGTGGTACATATACAGTTTTGGTGCTTTGCCTTCAACGGACAAACTGCCTGGTGCGAACTGCACGTTGGTGCCGTCTGAAACTGTGGCAAAAGTGTTATAGGGAACGGCAACACCTGTGATGGTGCGACGCTCTTGCCCGTCTGGGCCTGCAGCTTCTACTGCGAAAGTGTTTGAACTAAACCTAATCATGCCAACTCCTCTTGGGTGTTTTCTTCAACTTCTTTTGTTTCTTTTTTCATGTAACTGTCAGCTTCTAGCCATTTCTCAACATCCCATTTGACATAGGTGCCTCGAGGTAATTGCTGTGACAGGGCTGACGAAATTGCTTGTGCATACATTGACAATCCGAAGGTCCACAAGTCGGACTTGGCGCTGGCACTGTTGACATAAGCGTAGCTTCCCGTGGAAATTCCTAGTAAATATGGGGGGACGTTGCACAAATTAGCGATCTCTTTTGACTGGTATTCGGCAGCATCAATCAGCAACATTTTGTCGGGTGTGGCCGTAGTTTCTGTGTACGTCAAAAACTCGTTGAGAGCTGCAGTCTGATTAGTGCTTCGAGCCTCGTTGAACGCTTCAGCCAGGGCACCTAATTCTTCAGCCGATAGCGGTTCGCCACCAGTCTGCTTAAGCACACCTGCTGGGATCGCTGAACTTGCGTTACGGAAACGAGCATCGCAAAGTTTGAGTGCTGTAGCAATAGTTTGTTCGCTCATGTAGATCATGCCCTGCGTAGGGCTGTAAATCTGGACTACATCGGCAGGATCAAGAGCTCCACCGTTGAAATAAATCTCTTTGCTTTTACCGAACCACACTGGACCTTCGGCGTCGGCCGTGTCAATGGAGCCCTGTGGCAAACGGGTGGCGCTTGCCATGTAACCGTCTTTTGTGCGACTGGTGATGTAAAGAAAGCAACGACCGAAGAAAAAAAGATCGTCAAAGATCCATGGGAACAAGAACGAGTTAGGCATTTCGGGATCAAGTTGGCGCAACCAGGTGCGTGGTGCCAACGGAACGGTTTCCATTTCGTTACCGTTCCAAATCTCGGTGCACATCTTTAATTCCATGTTTGCCAACACTGAAGCCATAAGGTCACGGCTTCGACTGATCGCAGGCACAGAAATGGCACGATTACGAGCCAACCCAGACTGGTAGGTATACCAACTACCGATCGTGTTCGGTGCTTTGTTTTGTCGGTAGTAGTTAGTCCCAACTGCAGCACTGACAGATTCCTCAGGAATAGGACTAATTGCAGCCTTTGTGACTTCTTTTTTGCTAAATAATCCCATTAGTTTTCCTTTGCAGGGGGATGCCGGTGGGGCCCCGACGACCCCACCGACACATCGCCGATATTAGTTCACCGTACTACCATCATGGGTTTAGCCCGATTCTGATACTTGCTTGATAACGCAATGCCCCACACTGCACACTTCGCTAACTCGATAGGGCCTGGACTCGACTTGTAAGACAACGTGACACCTGCACCAGTTTTAATCATCACGGCCCTGTTCATATGTTCCGACAAAGTGACCTGACCCAAATGCTTGACCCGACCTTCAATAATCATCTTTTGCGCTAGACCCGTAAACTTAATTAGTTCTGCTTGACCGACCACAGTCATACGTCGACGCAGATTTAAAGGTGCATGAATCTCAAGAGTTGGCGTGATAGCCAAGGCAACAAGTTTGTCGGCCATAACCCGATCAATTTCGGTCCACATAGACGCCTCGTTATCAACAATAAACTCAACAGAAGTGTGCACAACCCCATCAAACATTGACGATCTCACGCCAACATAGCGGTTTGTGTCCATACTCATTTCCACACAAAGCACGCCGCCTACCGGCATAGGGCCATCAACTTTACATGAAGCCCACACGCCTTCTTCCAGCCAACTGCCTCGAGAACTCAGCCACATATTCAAGTGGGCACGCAAGAAACTGTCTTTCTTGGACACCGCCTGGAGCGCCTCAATCGTGATCGTTTTACCCAGGCAAGGGTTGGCGTAACCCCAATTCTCTGGGTTCCTGAAATCC